CTTTTGAGAATTATCATAAGTGTAATAATTAGTTCGAAGTTTTCTTATTATCGCGCTGAATTCGCTTAAAGTCCTCGGTCATCGAAGACCAATTGATTTCACTGATGCCGTCTTCAAACATCATAATGCCTACCTTTAGCTTATTAAACGTAAACTCAAACTCTTTAATTGTCCAGTCAATACTCTGTTTAGTCTGAAAAGATAAGCTTGGGCTGTATAATTGCATTAGATCATAATTTTCAGCTATTAGTTTCTTGTTTTCTGGAATTGTCTTAAACGCTTTAAGTTTGCTTTCTTGGTTGTTGCAGAATTCAATTACTTCATCTATCATTATGTCTCTTTCCTCAACGAAAAAAGGAAGTCTATTTGCAACCGTTTTTAAACCAACGCCAGGCACGCCATCTAGATTATCAGATTTATCGCCAACAATCGCACGTGCTAAAGCAAAGTTGTTTGGGTGAATATTGTATTCGTCAATAATTGTCTTGCGATTTAAATACACCTTTTGAATAGGGCGATGAAGGATTGTATGATCGTCTAAAAGCTGAAAGAAATCTTTATCGCTAGAAACGATTACCTTTTGTGAGTCTTTATAGCTTGAGTAGCGGCAAACGTATGAAATAATATCATCTGCTTCTACTTCATTTGCTAATATTTGAATGACTGGAAGATTGTTTAAATACTCAACAAGACGATGCATCTGCCAGATTTTATTTTCTTGTTCTTCTACTTCTGATAAAATTTTAATATTGCGGTTTAGGCGAATTGGGCTTCGGCCTTCTTTGTAGTTGGAATTCTTCTGTTTGCGTTTTCTACTGCCGCCAGGTCCGTCCCAACAAACAATGACTTTTGTTGGCTTAATCTCTCTCGTAAGTTTTTGTAATGACTTAAGAAAGCCAGTTGTTCCGCCAATTGGATGGCCTTCTTTTGATAATTGAGGAACTACAATATAGCTCCGCAAAAACATATTTAAGCCGTCAATGATCATTATTCGTTCTTGTTTATTGTTCACAATCTCATCTCCTTAAAATCGCCTTCGCTGGTAGAATAAACCACCTTTCTTATTCCAACCCAACGCATAGCAGCCTCGCACATTGAACAAGGTTTGCTTAAGCGCAATTCATGTTGGTTGTTGGTTCTTACAACGTAGATCGTTGCGCCTTCCGTACTGGTTCTCTCTATATTTAAAATGGAACCAAGTTCTGCGTGAACTCTGGCATGGATTTTATCTTTTTTCTTAAATCTCATCGCAAAAGAACTGAACTTGTTTTTGTTGCAAGACACATTTACAATATTTGAACCTTTTACCAAAACAGCTCCATGTCTGTGTTGATAATCGGATTGATAAGAAATGCGTTTAGCAAGGTCTATATATTTCCTTTCTTTTCGCGATAGTAATTTAGCATCGTCCATAACAATTATAATAATTTATTGTATTAGATATGTCAACTAAAATGTGTGAGGTTATTGAAGAGGGGTTGACTGGCCATTTTCTTCAGTGTCGTAAAAATCAGATGCCTTACCGGTTCTATCGTTAAATTTTAGGACCACTTCTTCATCCATAATCTCTAGAACACGTGTTCTGAACTTTTTACTTTGAAGCTTCTTAGTCCAATTTGCTGACTGAAACTTCTCAGAAGTGCCATCTGTGAAATGTAACTCATACCAGGCGCCAGATCGGTCTAGATGTTTTGAACCTTGAATGGCGTCAAACCAGCTTTCTTCATCAGCGACACCGACGTGATCACCCCATAAAATTTTAAACTGGCATTGGCGACCTTGAGAGCCAAAACGAGACTTTTCGAGTTTAACCTTTACTGTATTCCCTATTCTGTATCCGTGCTCGTCTAACACGAAAGATGCCTTTGCTTTGGGCCTAGTAAGCCATATACGCAGTGAATATGCGTATATCATAGCTTTTCCGCCTGGTGTCGTATAAGGCGTCGTAAGAATTTGACTGCGAGCTGTTGGGCCGCTAGGAATATTTGTTTTTAGCTGATTTAGCACCAAAAACGTAGACTGGCTATTGGCCAATGGAATGGTTAGCTTAGACATTGCCTTCGCAAGAATACGAGGCTTTACAGCCATACTGGAGTTTGGATTGAAATCGCCCTCCAAGTCTGAGATTGCGGGAGTTAAGGCCAGGCTGTCCCAAATAAACAACATTTGATTGTCGTTTGATTTTAAGAGTTCTTCCATAGTCTCCATTACAAACTCAACACTCTTTGCTTGAACATATAAAATACTAGATGCATCGCATCCAGCCTTTTCCATAAATGTAAAATCCAACGAAGATTCTGAATCAAAATAGACGACATCAATACCCATCTTTTGAGCATTTCCTGCTATTTGAGCAGCCATATAAGATTTGCCGCTAGCCTCTAGGCCCGCGATTTCAGTCACTTTTCCAACTGGAATGCCGGCAACTTTTCCACGACGAATAATGCTGTCTAGCCATCGTGAGCCAGTAGGAATCCATCTTTTTACAATTGTTGGGTTATTTTCGTCTGTGAGGTCAACAGCGACTTCTTGTCCTGCTTTCTTGTTGATTAGCTTTCTCATTTGGTCTATAGATAAGCGACCAGCAGCTTTTTTACTTTTAGCCATATTATTTTCCTACTTTAAATGCGTGGCAGCAGCTGCGGAAGCCCTTCTTGCTCATTTTCATTCCTACTGTATCTCCGTGATCTTTGACTTCAAGAATGTATTTTGGGCTTCTGGTGATCAGGTTGGTAATATCGCTGTTGTCTGACCAAAACCATACCCATCCATCTTGAATGTCTTGCTTGTGGGCGCTCACAGCGGTTTCGCTGTCGGGCCCGCCGCCTTTTCCTTTAAAACGTTTGGCTATTTTCTTAATGTTCTTCAAAAAATTCTCTTCACCTTTCTTATAGATATTTTCGCTCACTTTCTTCTCCTTTTTAGTTAAGCAACATATACTGAGTTTGTTGGTGTATCTTCGTTTACTTCTGGACAAATTAAACCAAAATCATCTGTAGACTCATACCAATCGTCATACAATATATCAGGCGTCAATCTAACTTCTATTTTCTTCACTTTGTAGGATACTTCACTTAATGCTTCGTAATTAAAATGCTGCAGCCCTCCTGAAACAATTATTCTTCCGCATGTGCACTGTCTTACATCATCTTTCGTTCTAGAATAAACTATGTTTTTACACTCTCCACATTCAACAGCCTTAACTAGCACCTAATTTTCCTCCTTGTTGGTTAAAGTTGAGGCATCTGTAAACCCATGCCCCCCTGCGGTTTGGGAATTAGCCCAATAGCTCAGAAAAAGCCTTATCGACCTTATTTCCAGAAGTTGGCATCGATGTAACCTCTGCTACGCTATCTGAATTATCAGAGTTCAGAAAGTTATCCAAGATATCTTGAACCTCAGTCACTGTCTTACGTGAAGCAGCGAAAAGCTCATCGAAATCTGGAATATTCTCCAACAGGCCTGCAGCTGCAGTGCTGTCCTCCAAAAGAGCAGAAGAACGGCGACGAGGAGTAATCTTCGTCTCTGGGAAAGAAGCTCCAGCTGGCTTGGTGTAAGTTACAACCAAGTCGGTGCCGGATTCTGGATCTGTGATGTCGCCGTATTCCGGGTTCATCACGAGACCAACTAGAGTTTCGTAAGCACGCTTACCGAAGCCCCAGACCTTTACACCCTGATCCTCTTCGCCGCGAACAAGAACTGGTGCGAAGAAACGCTGCTTTGCGCCGATCTTCTTGGCCATACGCTTAGACTCTTCAGAGCCTTCTTGCCAAAGAGCGCGGACGTAGCTATCCAGTGGACAGTTTTCGCCAAAATTGCGCTTTGGAGAGAGGAAACCGGGATTTCCATCGATGTAATGGAACCAGTAATCCTTAAAAGGCTCGCCGTCAGAAGGACAAACCAGACGAACAGTTTGCTCTCCTTCTTGTGGCTTCCAGAAGTTATTATTACCTCTGCCGTTGTTCTTAAGCGCTTCCTGACGGGCGCGCATCTTGTTCATATCAATACCCATAATATTTCTCCTTTGTTGTTTATGGTTAAAGTCACCTTAATGGTCTTTTAAGGCGCTAATTTTTGTATTAAAGTACTGCTTTTTTCGCAATAAGCAATTAGCTTATCATATTCAGTTGAATAAACCGAATAAGTTGTCTTCATTTTATCATGTTCAATATGTGTTTTTAAATTAGTTTGTATCGCCTCCATCAAGTTTTCATCTTCTTCCAATTGTTTACTTGGAACTCCATAATAATAATTTTTTTCTCTTGGAAAGTCAAGCGAAAAAAACATTTTCTCTTCACTATTTTCGCTATCCAACAATCCTAATGTGCTTACACGCGCAGTGTTAATACGATCAGTTACTGTCGTAAGAACGGGCTCTGTGTGATTGAATACATTAATCATATGATATGTGGAAACGATCATTGTGTTTAAAGAGTCCTTAAATTTCATTATTGGAACTGACCCCATTATATCAGATATCTTTTGATTGTCAAGCAAATAAACTCTCTTAAGCAATCCAGATCGAGCATATTCCTGAAACACGTTAAAAAGTAAGTTGTTTTGAAGCTTTTTGTTTCCAACTAATTCTGTTTGTTGAGGGATTACATATATGATGGTTATTTCTGTTTTACCTTTGATTTTTTCTAAAATAGATAAAGAAGCGCCAGACACCGTACCACAACTGGTGATAAACAATGTTTCAGGCATCACCTCCTCTTGTAAATACTTGATTATACCTTTCGGTAGTTTTTCTTCATACAATTCTGGAGATGCCTGGCGCTTAAGACCAAAAGATGTTTTGGTCTTTTTTAATCCTACATCAAGTTTTATTGTTTTATATTGTGAGTATTGTTTAAATTGGTCAGCAATATTACAACCTGCTTGACCTAAACCTATTACGGTTTGCATTTATGCCTCTGTTCACCCTTCTGATTCGATCATACGACCTTGAAGGTCTGCTTTAAATTGATCGATTAAGTCCTTAGCATCCTTCATAATTCCAAATTGTTTAATCATATCTAAAATCCCATTTGGATCTAGAGCGCTCATCACACCATCTACAAAAAGCTTTATTTTTTCCATATTGTCTTTAATAAAAATACTTATTTTTGCTACGGAGCCGCCGCCGGCGGTGGCCATATCCAATAAAGCTTTAATTCCAAGTTTTGCTGCTTTTTGCAAAAAAGTCGTTATTATGCCGGCTGCTATCTTCAGATACTTTGGCATCATTAAGACTTTTATAATACGTTGTCTATTCATTGTGCCATGTTTAGGGAATATTTTTAATAATACTTGATTCCTTGTTTCCCTTGCAATATTTCGCATTTTTCCGAAAAAAGAACTAATTTTTTTCAACCCTGACTCAACAAAACTCATGAGTTTTTGCTCACTCCAGTTTTTAAATTGATCTATTTTAGATTTTACTGAGGTGTAGGCGTCTCTAAAAAATTGACCTACACTCTCTTCTAAAAGTTTAATTTCATTTTCTAAAATAAGCTCGCCTGAACAATAATCGCCCCGCCAGAATTCTTCAACTAATTGCTGAGCTTCTTTTTGATCAGTATTATACTTTCGCCAGCTTTCCATTATGAGTTTCATATCGCTCATTTTGCGATTTTCTCGGCCTCTTTCTTTACTAGTTCCAAATACTTCAAAAACGTTGATTGCTTGAGATTTGCAGTTTTCGCGAGATTAATCAAATTGACCAAAAAATCAACTATTCCAGCTTCATTGGTTTGAATCCCTGACATATTCTTTGCAGCATCAATTAAACTTTGTTTCAATTCCATTACTTTGGGATCTTCTTGCTCTTGTCCTTGCTCTTGTCCTTGCTCATTTTCTTTCATCAACTTCATTTCTTCTAAAATAAGCTGCTTAAGATGGGTTCTGGTAAGTTTCATAATGGAGATCTCCCTAATATTCTATAATTAGTTATTTAATGTACAAATCTCTCATATCTGCCCAATTTTTGCCGCCTAGGCAATTGACTTTAAATTTTCCAAATCTAGTATCACCGAATAACTCTTTAATTGGGTGAAACTCATATTCTTGTTCTGTATGTAAATCAATCATAACGCTGTCGTGATTACAAAACTTAATAAAGCTTTTTCTATCTTTAAGAAACTCCCAAACTTTATACATTTGCTCAAAAACCATATCTGCGGCTGTAGACTGAATTAAATAGCTTATGGCGTGATCCTCGTCGCACTCTATTTCTCGCCCAAATGGAGTTGTAACTTTATTATCCTTAAAATACAAAGTTTTAAGCTTTTCTCGGTCGTAAACCTTGCTAATAGCATCATCCTTGCTATTTGGGTTATAAAGCCAAGAGAATACTCGTTTTTTAGCATTATCGCGTGATTTTGCCCTAGTAAAAACGTGTTTAAGGTTCCAATCGTGGAGATCCTCTTCTGGTTGGGCGTGGCCTAACAAAGCTAAAGCCACTCGTAGCTCACAAGCATTAAAGTCCATTTCGAATAACCAGCTATTATTTGGAATAAGTACTTTGCGATATTTCTTCGCTAAAGTCATAACAGGAAATGAATATTGCTTTGTACTTAAACGTCCTGTTATTGTTTTAGATATATCATAATCAATAATAGGTTTGTTTTCTGATATAAGTTTATAAGTGTTCTTATCTTGTATAGTTATTCTATCAATCTGCGATAAATCAAGCTTAAGAGGTCTATATTTTATATCTGTAATTACTTTTGTAATTTCCATCAGTTGTTCGTAGTTTTTAGGCTTTGGATAGTCGTTGAATACAGCTTCGCAAATTGTATTCTTAACCTCTGCCCATTCTTTAAGAAGATAACGAGGCAAAACATCATAAATACAAATCTGGTCTGAATTCAGACCAACAGCTTGAGACGTTTTAACTACTGATTTGAGCTTTTTTTGTACTTCTTTGAATTGCGCTAGCTTATTAGGCGGGCAAAGTTCTTCTAATGACTTGCCCAAAGCAAATAAGTTGGCATATTCTATTTCTTGATTTTCTAGATATGGAGCATATGACCAAGTTCGCGTACAGTTCGCTGTATGATTATTATGGAACTTGCCGCTTTTATAAATCATAGAACACTCTTTTTTATCATCGAATGCTTGAAATAACATTAAAACCCTGTATGAAACTCCGAAACTACTTTTGCAATTGTTGGTTTCTTCTTTTCATCTAGTATTATATTTTGTGCTTTTTTGGAAGTCAACTTGTTTTTTTTCATTGTCCACAAGGGTTTTTTTGTTTCAGGGTCATGTATTTTAGTAGGAGAATAAAAACTTTCTAGTAATTCGGTCGCGTCGAATAAAAAATGTATTTTATTGCTTTTATCAAATCGCTTTTTAAAGCTTCTATATTTCTGATCATCTTTTACTGAATATTCACGTTTTAGCAGAGTTTCTAAAATCTTAACGAAATAATCTTCACCGTAATGGGGCATAATATCTTTCGAATCTAACATGTACGTCATTCCAGGCTTTTTATTGTAGTTCTTGATTGGGAATATTTTTGCCGGCGGTCTCCAGATATCAGCAAAAGTTATCAGCTTAAAAGTTTGCCACTCAATTTGAATCTTGGGTTTTCCGTAAAAGGTAACGTATGCTACTTTTCTATGATACTTGCTGTATCCGGAAAACAATACCTGTCTAAGCAGGCGTACAGAATCTGTCATAACATGAGTATAATGTCTTTCAAATAAAAAATCAATACTAGGAATGTAGTTTTGACTCATATAGCCCGGAATTTTAGTAATTTTTCCGTTTCGTTTGATCTGACGGCCATGGAGCATTGGTTTTGAGTTTAAATCCGCAATCAACTGCCATGGAGCATTTTTATTAATTCTAAATCCAAAGTTAGCTGCTGTATTGACGTATTTACCAAATTCTTCGTTTTTAAAAAATGAATTTTTTAAGTTGTCGTTATCGTGATTTTCCGTAGAAAATTCAATGGCTAGACCCGATGCGCCAATTGGAGTGTAATGCCCTGCAAAAATTGAATAATAGGTAAATACTGTTTTACTAGAAAACAAAAGCTTGAGCACTTCGCATACATAATCACCAAAATTTAATGCTTTTTTGTTTTTTACAAGCAGCTGCGAATTAAATATATCTATTACTTGAGAAGCATAGGCCATATATCTTCCTTTGCTGTCGATAAATGATCTTGCAGGGCGATAGTCATTTAAAAGTGCGCCTAATTCAGTCCTGCCGGCGAGCGCTCCGCGTTTAAGGAAAAAGACCATCTCTTCATATGCCTGCTTGACAAAATCGAATGTTACTAAGTTTTCATTTGCTGAATATCCTAAAGGGCCTTCTTTGGGAGCCACTAAAACGCCTTTTCTATTAACCTTTCCGTAATATGGAACATCATACCACAAATCAATATAATTATTATTTATACCATTATATATTTCCGTAGTTTGTTCTTTATAATATCGTCTGTTGTCAAATAGTTTATAAGATTCGTTTGGAAACGTGGTTTTAGCTTCAAAATTGGGAGTATACTCGGCCATACTTTAATTAGTTTGTCTCTTAATTTTACTTAAATCGACTGACGATCTTATCGATATCAGCGCCCTGTAACCACCACTGGTCGGTGAAATATTGGGGTGCGCTGTA